GGAGTAGACTCAACAGGCTCAATAACCGCTTCTTCAACCACGGGTTCATTGATTGCTCCCAGTTCGGCTAACTCAGCCTGTAACTTCTCTTCAGACTTCATATGCCAAGATTTAACCCCTGCCTCTTTCGCAAGGGCTTTGGTTTCTGGTGTAGACTTCATTCCATTATCTCCTATCCAATTTTTAAAAGTACGCCAAAGCTTTCTGCTGGCGATGCGTCAATGGTACCAAATTTATAAGCAACCCTAACTTCTGTTGAAGAAATACTTTCAATTCCTAAGTAATCAAGGCGGGCCGGAGATGTTCCATCCGGCATATATAGCGAAATCTGGCATTCCTGAACTGCTGGGGTATATAAAAAGTCGTGTGTAATCAAAACGGCCTGATCCGTTGTGGTGGTACTATCGAGATTCGCCTTATAAAACTTCTCTGTTGATGTCTCAATATTATCAACAGATGCCGAGATATTCCAAATCTGACCCCTGTAGGTATCTGGATTATCCCCTGAAAATGGAAGATCAGGACTATCAAGTTCCATTGAAATGTTTACGATCTCGGACATCGGGGTTCCTGTTGAGTGGAATCCGATTGTGCTATTATGGATTGATGCGGTGATGTTGTTCCCCCGCATTGAATTGCCCTGGGAATCTCTTAATATCGCATAACCGCCAGAGTTATTAGTAATAACAGCTCTAACGGTTGATGCTTCGCCAAACACGCTTACACCGTTTCCGTTGCATCTGTTAATTGTCGCATCGATGTTTGCACCACCATTAAGTGCGGTTGCTATTGCGCCAACACCGCCGCCAGTAACCCAAAGTGCATCACCGCTATAATCTGATCCAAATTCAGTATCTCCCGATGGCGCACCAGAGTTTGCGTATCTCATTTTAATAGATGCGCGATTGTTTACAACAACGCCTAATGTTCCAACAACCCTTGTTGTTGCTGTGATTGTTCTTTTTACAACAACCTCGCCTGAAAAGTCTCCAGCGTCAATCGTGACCGCGTCCCACTCTGGATTGGGTGAGGTGTATGAGGGGACCGTTCCGGTGTAGTTTGGGTGATAAAGGGATAAATTTCTAACATCAAAAAATCCAGACCCATAAGTATTCTCGCTCAATCGAACTTGAGAGTTGTTTGACTCTGAGATGACTCGCCCGCCTTTTGTTAGTCGTACAGTATTCCTCGTTCTAAATCCGCAACCAGACCAACAAGCGTAAACATGAACATCGCCTATTTCTATGTTTGCTCCATCAATTACAATACCATCTACTTTTTCGCCACTATAAAGTGTTGATGTATTAAACGCCGTATCTGCTATTGGTCGCGGGGTTATTCCAGCCCTGCCAATCCACGCCTTATCAAGTATCCAGTCGTTCGGCCCCTCTATAACTATCCCTTCCTTGCCGAAATCTTTCCCAACAATGCTTACGGTTGAGATGTAATCTGACTCAGAACTTGATTCCGAAGAATTTGGTTCGGCAAAATAAGCACCAATTCCGGCTACGTTTCTAATTCCAATATCAATTACGCAAGAATATGCTTGCAGTTTAAGACCACCTCCCGATGTATTGCCGAGGGTTCCTGTTGCGGCGTTCCATGCGCTTGTGAAATAGTTGCCGTTAAGTTCTAAATTTGTTATGCCACAATTCTTAATGTCAGTAGCGCCAAACCCATACGAGACAATGACATCATCATTTGTTCCAATTATTTGATCAATAACCGTGATGTCATATCCAGCACCAGAAATATAAACGCCAGTTTTAAGAGTTAATTGGGAAACTTTATACACCCCTGATGGGATAAAGATGTTTCCACCAGCATCAATCGCCGCTTGAATTGCCGCAGTATCATCAGTAACCCCATCGCCAACGGCTCCGAAATCTTTAACACTGACCATATCCAATACTCTATTCTTTACCTGCTCCCATGAAGCGGGTGATATGCTTTTATCAGCCATAATACTCCTATCCTACCGGATGGTTTAATTCACGATTAAGGAGCCAACTGGATTCTTCCAGGAGGAGTTCCTTATTCTCAAAGGTGTCAATCGAGCGAGCTTGCGGCAGAATGATTCCGAACAACTCGTCATTAATGCGTTTGGCCCAATTATCGTCCAGTTGCAGGGCCGTGCAGAGTTTCATTGCCAAATTGCAGATGACCGCGTTGGTGGCAAGGGGGTCAAGTTCTGTGGTGAGAGGCTTGGCAATATACTTCATATACAGGGTATCGTAGTCAGATAGGATATAACCTGCCTCTACTACCCATGCAGTACGTTGGTCGCGTTGGTCTTCGTAACGGAAGATATCAACGAGTCGGATGAAGTCAGCAGGGAGTTCACCGCGCTTCTCGTATCCAAAATCCGGATTATCAGTAAGATCAATCTCAGCACGTTTCTTAGCAGAGTTCCATGGGTACATACGCAAAACTTCCTCGTACGATTGGTCGAAGAAGATGTTGCAGAGTTCAATGGATCGTTTGGTTCCGTCCTCGGTCGAGGCGGGGGGTGTTAAAGTGTCAATTACATCAGCCCCAACTTTCAGAAGAGCTTGATTGCAGATTTCTAGCTGTGATAAGCCCATGTCTCATCCTTTAGTTAGGGGTTAAAAAAGAGGACTTACAACAGGAGGGAGAAGGACTCCTGAATGCCTCCGGGGAATTACGCTTCGTCGTTGGTGAGGTCTTCATCACAAGGAACGAGAACCAATTTGGCCTCTTCCATGCGAACAGCACCAGTACGAATCAGAGAGTATGCATACCAGTCGAAGGACTTGTCGGCACGTTTCTCGATTTCGGTAGTGATTTCAGGGTTGGTTGCCTGAATGATGTTGCTCTTAGTGTATGCGAAGCAAGAACGAACGTCAGTGTTCGGGCTAAGAACCGGCGCGTCAGTAGTCGCAGACCATGACAGGTTAATGCCTGTTCCGGCTTCATCAGCGTAAGGAACCAGTGTGGACGTAATGAACTCGAATCCGTAGAAAGAGCTAATCTGTCCAGTAACCAGAGCCTTAACACTTGCGTAATCACTGGATGTGACCGTGGTGCTCTTCAGCAGTTCATTCTTCTGCTTCGGAGTCCATACGAAATATGGCTTATCCATCGGATCTTCCACGTCAACGCCTGATGCTTCGAGGCTATAAAGAGCTTCGATAAGCTTTTCAAGGTTCATTCCGGTCGGGCCAGTTCCGCCAGTTCCTACAGGAACAACGGGGCAACCGCTAACTGCGGCAGTACCTGCGCCAGCTACACCTGTTGCGGCAGTACCGAGGGCACCTTTGAAGAACTCTTGGTCGCGCTTGCGGTTCAGAGCCTTGATCTGCTGTTGCGGATATGCGCTTTCAGGGTTAATGAGGGTCTTAACCTTCTCGATGCGGTCAACAAACAGACCGTTATCGTACGCAGTTGCAACAACTTTCCGACGTTCATGCGCAATGCTAGAGGTCGGGGAAGTGGGATTCTGCGTTGTACGCGCACTGGCTACCGTGTTTCCGAGGGTGTCGAAATAAGCTTCTTCGCCCTGGATCGATTCTTCGCGGCACTTGCCTGCGAATTTGTTACCCATAAGCTGGGTGAGGATTGTCAAATTCTCGTTATACTGTTTGACAAAGTTGACTGGTAATGTAATGGCCATGATAATACTCCTTGGTTAATAGTTAAGCCACGAATAAACAATGTATCAGTTAGTTCGGCTTGATTATCTCCAAAGGAGGTCGTGCCTACGGTTTATAGTCCCGATTGACTGCCAGAATCGAGGGCTTCAAGAAGTTATCCTCTCATCTGGCTCTATGTGTATCAAACCCTATATAGGTTTGTCAAGCATTATTTTTATAAATCGTCTCCTAATTTGTTCAGGATGTCGTGCCACTTCTTAATTGTCTCTGGACGAACGGCACCATGCGTTGAGCGTTCCTCAAGCATTTTGGTCTCAAGTTCCATCTTCTGATCGCGCAATCCAGACTGAGTTCCTGTGTGCAAATGACCGATTTCATGGTCGTCAGCGAACTTCGATGAGATTTTGCCAAGGGCAATGGCGAGGGTCGGCTCTTTAAACAGTCCGGCATCAACCAAACTATCAACAGCCTCGGCATCAAGACCACCCTTCTCTTTCAGCATCGCCTTAATCCCAAGTTCGATGCCCTCACGGGAGTCGCCCCACTCATTCTTCAGGGATACAGCCGCTTCTGACTCACGGGTTTCGCGGATTTCACCAACTGACTTGAACTGGTCAGCCGTCATTTCCAGGTAGCCGTTGAATAGTTCTTCGGCCTTCGAGTTAGAGATGCCTGCTTTGAACGCTGCATCCTTGAACCAGTCAGTAGCCTGCTCGTAGAACGCGCTTTGATCACCAACCAACTCTTTGAAATCAGCGCCGAGGTTCCAGTCGTATCCGTCAATTGAGTCTGGTCGCCCTAGTTTGCTATGGAATGCGTCCCATTCTTCCTGCGTACCACCTTCATCAAGGGGCTTTGGAATGTCGCCCTTCTTTCCTGTGAAGCTTTTCAGCTCCCGCATATAGGTTCCAACCTCATCGGCAGATTTGCCAGAAAGCTCATTCCACATCTTATGATCTTTCAGATCCGCATCGGTTAAACTTTCTCGGAATGAATCGGAAAATGCCTTCTCCGTTGCTGTTTCCGTAGTTGTGTGTGTAGTTTCTTCGGTTGTTTCCGTGGTTTCCTCACTCATACTCTTCTCCTTCGCCCACATTTTGCGGGTTCTCTACTGGTTTCTGATTTAGTTGTTGCTTGATTCCGTTCATAACGCCCGATAGCGCAACGAGTTGGGAATTAAAAGTTGTGTCCGAACTGATGTAACTGCCTCCATAGTGGGTAACCCCCACCAAATGCTTCATCACTAGAAGGGCGTTGTCGCTAGCAGGGTCAAAAACAGCGCGAAATGCTCGCCGTACAGCCTCCGGGTTGCCATCCAAATGTTCAGGGAAGTTATATAATACCGTATCAATGCAATCCATTTCTTCTCCTTGTTATGATTATCCACCGAACTGACCCATCAGCTCTTCAGCACCAGACCCCTCTTCAGGAGCCTTCTGCGTCTTAACATAAGCGTCACTTGCTACCTGAGCCGCCTGCATCTGCTGTTGCTGTTGCATCTGTTGGGCACGTTGCTCACGAATAGCCTTAATCTCATCCTCAGTCGCCTGTAGCTTAACTGGCACAGCATTAACCTCTTGAACAAATGCGCCGAACTCATCAGCATTCCAGATGTCCATCACTTCAGGTTTCACTTGCGCCATCATTCCGGTCTGCTCAAGAGCGGTCATGGTTCCGAATAATTCAATTTGGCGAGCTGCAAGTGCGGCTTTTCCAGTTAATTCAAACTCAATGGAGGCTTCGGACAACTCAGGGATGTCCAATTCAGGGAAATGACCATTCGCTCGCATAATCTCGAACGAGGTTTCCAGCAGCGGCTTGATCCCATACTTGACCATGTTGTTCACGGCAGGTGTGATGAACTGCATCGAGAGGTTCAATCGCTCAACCGACTCTGTCGCGCTCATATTCTGCTTGTTATGTAGTGGGTTGAACAACGGAACGAAGAAAGCGTCCTGAATCTCCTGCTCCTTCTTCATAATCATCTCGTCATTAACCATCGGGTTATCGGAGGGATTAAGCTGTTCAGGCTTCGAGAGGGGGTTGGCGGCGTTCCAATAGATAATCGCGCCCTCATCATTGCTAATACGGCGTGTAGCCCCATCATTAGGAGCAAGCCATGGCGGGTTAGAGACGCGCTCTGCACTGCGCATACGGGTAGTTTCCATGCGGTTGATCATGCTGAGGGTCTGAGCAACCTCCATAGCGTTCGACCAATAATACTTCTCATTGTTGCTACCACGGTACATTCCCCAAACTGAGTAGGGCATGTAATCAAAACCGGATTCTTTCATCCATTCCTGGTCTTCGGTGCAAACGTAATATGATGCCCACGGCTTCTTCGCCTTGTCGGAGGACGCGTAATCAACGTCTGATCGTGGCATTATAACGTGAATGAAGTGGAAGTCCTCGTCCTTTCCCGCCTCATGGGAATCAAGGCACCTCTGGGGAGCATCATCACCGAACTCCTGACACGCCTGACGAGCGTCAAGTTTGAAGTCGCGGATGTAGGTGTCCATCTTTCCACGGTGATTGTTGCAGAAATAGAACTCTTTATACTTGTGATTGCGGAAATTCAGCTTGGTTTTCTTGTCATCCTCTACATAACATGAGGTTGTGCCCGCCCATCCGGTGTCATCTACCGACTGACTGACCTCCTCATAGAAGTTCGACTCCTCAATTGCCGACATAAATGTCTTGGTAACACTCTGCATGGCCTTGTTGACAGCGTCATTGAACATCAGTTCCTTGTCAGCAACGCGAGCGGTAAGCCAATATTGCCCTTGAGGGAACATGTTGGACATCATTCCGGCAGTGAACATGCGCCGGGACTTAATGCCTACGTCCGTCAGACGGCGAGAGTCCTTCTTCTGCCCCTTCGCCTGAAGTCGCTCAATGTTATTTGACTCAGGCTTGCACCAATCGGCTGCGGTCTGAACCAACGTGTCGAAGTTTGAACGCTCAGAAGATCCCTTCTCGCGCTCCCATAGTTTGATAAGTCGTTTAGGAGTCATAATACCTACTGAAGTTGTTTTCCGCCACCCAATGTCTGACCGCGAGTGAGCCATGAACTCATTCCACCCTTGCGCTCTTTAAGGAACTTCTTCTCCGCTTCTGCTGCGGGTTGTGCCGCCACTTCTCTTACGGGTGGTGGTGTCGGTTTCTGTTCAGGAATATCAGGTGCGCCCATGTGAATACCTCTCTAATCTGTTAAATTTATACGCTCTTCGCCGTTTATCGCCCCATCTTTCAAAGACTACCCACTCCAAAGGGAACGGGCACACCTCGAAAAATCTATTAATCTTACCTGCCGCGTACTGTACATACCAACAATCATGTTTGTCAAGCTCTTTTTTCAACAAATTATCGTCGGATTCATCAAACCCCTCTAATAATTGGAGTTTATTCATCGGTGCCGCCATAATTACAGCGTCATTTCCGAAATAAATGTACCCATGAAACATGTAATGGGCGATTAATCTGTCATAATCGTCCCCCAAATGCTCCCTCGCCTGCATTGTTGCAGAGATTTCCGGATGTTTCATACCTCTGTAGTTCATATTTCCCTCATCCATGCGGGCAACTTGTCCTCACTATGGAAATCATCCGTGCATACATGCGCCTCTGCCTCGCCAACGAAGTCGGGCATCTTGAATTTGACGCGAAGTGCGCTCAGATAATCAGTGATAAGATCAAGGTGATCTGCCATACACATAGTACGGAAAGCATCAGCGTAATGAGAAGCATCGTCATGAACAGGTCGTCCATTTCTTTCATGGTATTCCTCCAGTTTGGATATGTATTCTCTACAAGTTGGTTCGTGAACCTCAATATCTTTCCATTTCCTACGGCAAATCTCCAAATCACTAAGAACATCGTTAGTTTTGGGGACGCGCCGAACCTTTATTCCGAGGTCTTCGGCTTTGGATATGAAATCTCCGAACAGTTTTTTCTGTTTTGCATCGTGCGGAACGTAGTGACCCGCGTAGTTGTACCCTTTATTATTCAAAACATCGCGGTAATGCTCTAACATCCGCCCAGTATTTGAGTAATAATCAATGATTTGGAACTTTTCGTCCTTCTTAACGACAAAGATTAGCACGGTTTCGTCACTTTTATCACTCGCACCACCCAAATCCCAGAATGTATAGACGCGATCGTTCTCCGCTTCGATCTCACCAATGCGATTTTCCCCTCTGGCTATGTTCATCTCATGCGCATAGTAAGAACCCTCGACCTGGGACTCCGCTTCATTCAGATATTCCTGCCGAGCAAGGGCCATTGAGATCATTCCGCTGTCCACATCGTCCTGAACATTGAAAATCCGACCACCATTTGGCGATTTTTGACCTATCTTTGCAACTAATTCGGGATTTATGTTGTAATCTTCGCCAACCCAGCAATAACATTTCGTATCTTTCGGGCGTAACCACTGTGTTGCCCACTCTTTATGGTCTTTGTTAGCCATTAACATGCGATAGAGCTGGTTATTCTTACCACGAAGGGTGCCATTAGCGCGGAATCCCGCATCAGACTGGCGAATAATCGGAGCAATAAAGCCGGTAACGTTCTCTTTATGCAACGAAAACTCCGACATGGTGTAACTTTTACCACCTCGACCAACAAAACTGAGGTCGTCCGTGCCACCAAGTTGGATTCGTGCGCCATTATGCGGGAAGATTATACAGCAATCCTTGTCCCTCTTCACCGCTTTTAGTCCAGGTGGGATCGCCCACTCCCAAAACGGCTTAACAACGCCATTAACCTCGAACTGCTCCTTAAAGATGGCGTCCTCCGCCCATACACGGGTAGGGAAAAGGTAGTAATGAACACCCCCATACTGCACAGCATCCTGCACGGTCATGGCAAAATCGTTCACATCCTTACCACCACGACGATGAATGCTGTTAATCATGCGCTTACAGCCCTTATCGCGGGCGTACCACAGCGGTAGGTTGTACCAAAGCACGTCTAAGTTAG